TACATTCCCTGCACAGGGGGCAACGCTGGATTTAGACTTCGCTAATGACCGAGGTTTTGTTCGTGGGATTGGGCAAGGTCGCTCGATGGATGCGGTCACGTTTACTAGGGCATCGTTAGGTCGATATGTTGATGCAAATGGATTGCTTGCTGAAGCTGCAAATAATGAGCCTAGATTTGATTGGGCGAGTACGGCGGTGGTGGCGCAGAGGAATTTGTTGGAATATACAGAGCAGTTTGATAATGCTTATTGGGATAAAGTTGTTTCTGCCGTTTCTGCAAATACTGTTGCAACAACAGACCCTTTAGGTGGAAATACAGCAGATTTATGTTACCCATCAACAAGTGGATTTAATAGAGCTATCCAAAGAGGAACTACTGTTGCTTCATTAAATATAAAAACAATTTCAGTTTATGCAAAAGCTGGTGGGATTAACTGGTTTAGTATTAGAGATAATACCGCAGCATGGGCTTGGTTTGATTTAGCTAATGGCGTATTAGGAAATGTTACTTCTGGTTATACAGCGTTAATTACCTCTGTTGGCAACGGATGGTATCGCTGTGAAGCCACAATTACAAGTGGAGTTGTTACCTTTCCAACATTTATGTTTAGTGACGCAAATATTAGCAATTCTGTTACAGCAAGCGGAACAAATGGTATTTATTTTTGGGGAGCGCAAGGAGAAACAGGCGATACAGCTACCGACTACCAACCCATAGCTCAACCCACTACATCCACTCCTCTAACCGCCAACCCTACATCCAACGGCTTACTTATCGAAGAAGCTCGCACTAACCGTATTTTGTGGTGCAGAGATGCTACACAGGCCGATTGGGTAAAGACCAACATTACGCCAGCCAAAGACCAGACAGGCATTGACGGCGTAGCTAACGCAGCATCCTCTCTCACAGCTACGGCTAACGATGGCACTTGTATCCAGACGATTACACTAGCTTCAGGCTCTCGCACAAACTCGGTGTACCTCACGAGACTGATTGGCACAGGTAATGTTCAAGTATCGCTTGACGGCTCAACATGGTCAACGGTGGATTTATCAGATACCGAATGGCGCAGAATTGTATTGTCAGGCACGGTGACTAATCCGACTGTTGGCATTAAGCTGGCAGTGAGTGGCGATGCTGTGGCTATGGATTACGGGCAGGTAGAGGATGGAGCTTTTGCTACGACACCGATATTGACTACTGCGGCTACGGCTACGAGGGCGATTGATTCATGCTCTGGAAATAATCTACAAGGCTGGATGAATGATGGTGTTGGTTCTATTGCAGTTGATTGTTCGACTTATGTTGTGCCAGATACGGGTACAACGCTAGGGACGGTATTTTATTTTCAAAATGGTGCTAATAATTGGACATACATACGCAGGTCAGATGCTAGCACTTTTTACAACCGAGTTACTTTGGAAATAAGAACAACAGTCGCTGGTGTAATTAATCAAAACTTTGCACTTGTCGTTGGGGATGGGCTTTTTGGTGGACAAAGGTCAGTTTTTGCCTGCAATTTTTTTATTTCAGATTTAGCCATATCAAATAACTTTTTTTCTGCAATAGAAAGCAGCAGGCCAATATCGTATGCTATTTCTCATAACGGAACCTTTACGATTGGTAGCAACGCAGCTGGCGGAGAACATATAAATGGAGCAATAAAACGGATAACGTATTGGCCGAATAAAATCAGAATAGATGGCTTAACAGAGATATTTAAATGATAGACCTCTACTACAAATTCCCAGACCAACCCACAGCCCTAGAAGCTCTATCGTCTGCTGGCATGACCTACACTAATGACGGGATTGAGCATATATCGCAAGGCGGGCATGATTATGCTCTGTGGGAAGTGGGAGAGATCGAAGGCGTTGGCGGATACCATGTAAACGTCCGGCTGGTGAGTGAGGACTTCGATGTATCGAGTTTGGAACAGTATCGAGTAGAGCCGACTAAGCCTAGGGTTGTTTGGGCGTAAAATGTTTAGCGCATTTCAGTCTAACGGATTTCAGAGCAATGCGTTTCAGATACTGCGGCAGATTGCTAAAGCACTATTGCCTGAAGGTGGCGGTAAAGGCTCAGGCAAAAAGCGCAAGAAACGCATATATGTAGAGCGCCAAGGCAAGATATACATATTCGCTGATGAATACCAAGCGTCCGCATTTGTTGAAGCGCAAGCAGAAGCTAAGCCAAAGAAGAAAAGTGTAGCGAAGAAGGCGCAAGAGCTAATCTCTCAGCCACTTGAAAAGATTGACGTCGGTAATGTACAGGAACTTGCTGAAAAATATAGCAAGAAGCAATATTTCACTGATCTACTCAAGCAAAGTGATTATGATGAACTTGTCTATCAATATCGGCTATTATTAACACTAGAATCAAGAGCCAGAATAGCCGAGGCTCAAGAGGAAGAAGATATTGCTATTTTACTGATGGCAGCATGAGGAAGCTATGGCTGATAAATCGCTAGAAGAAATCAAACGAGCAGAACGTGCTGAAGAAGTCTTGAATAACCCGCTTTTCATTGAAGCGGTTGATAAAGTGCGCTCCGGAATCATCAACAGCATGGCAGAAAGCCCTCTAGGAGACGACAGGACGCACAATCGCCTTGTCATTGCTATGCAGATACTTAACCAGATAGAAAAACAGCTTACAGACGTTGTGCAGACCGGCAAGATGGCAAAGCTGCAAGTCGTAACGCCAATGGAAAGGGTTAAGAGGGCTTTCAGATGATGCAAAACTGTCAACGAAAGATTGAAGCTGCATATCCTCTTATGCAATCCGTTAAAAAATCTATTGCCGAGGGGGAAAGTTATTCTGAATGGCACGAAAAGAATCTTTCTGTTGGATTGACAGAAGAAGACTTTGAAGAATTTAAGGATTTTCATAAAGTAAACAAATGAACGAAAAGTTACTAGCCGAGGCAATGGCGAAATACCCTGCGCCTCCATACAAAACCACAACGCAAGAGAAAACAGAGAGAACCCTCAAGATACTAGAGGAATATCGACGTTTAAGAGATTCAGGTAAGAGCAAGCCTGAAGAAGAAGCCGCCTAGTGCGGCTTTTTTATTGCTCAACATTAAGGAGTAACACAAATGGCAGACCAAGCAGAAATGCAGTCTCCTGAAAGTCGCATGATGGCTTTACTGGATGCTGAAGACACAATCCAAAACGACGACCCTGTTAATCAGGACGAAGAAGAGCGTGACGATCAACCAGAAGCCGAAAGCGAAGAAGAGGAAACCGAGGAAACGTCAGACGATGGCGAAGATGATGAGACTGAAGAAGAATCAGAAGATCAACCGATTCAATCTCTGAAGCTCAAAGTCAATGGCGAGGAAATCGAAAAGCCTCTGGAAGAAGTCATCGCACTTGCACAGCAAGGCTTTGATTACACCAAAAAAACCCAAGAGTTAGCCGAACAACGCAAAGGCTTGGAAGAGTATGCTCAGACAGTACAAGCCCAAGAGCAAGCCTTCCAGCAGCAAGTTCAGTTAAATCAGGCACTGATTGGTGATGTGGCTCAACTGACAGCAATCGACCAACAATTAGCGGCCTATGCAAATGTAAACTGGTCTCAAATGTCCGATACTGACTTCGTTGAAGCTCAAAAGCTGTTCTTTACCTACAACCAACTGCAACAACAACGCGCAACTTTAGCGCAACAGTTTGAAGCCAAGCAAAACCAACTGATGCAGACTCACCAGCAAGCACTGGCAAGGCGAGTTCAGGAAGGCCAATCCGTACTGGCAAGAGAGATACCCAATTGGAGTCGAGAGACCAGCCAAGCAATTATCTCCACCGGCAAGGAGTATGGTTTTACCGATGACGAGCTATCCGGCATTGTTGACCCGCGTCACGTTAAGGTACTGCATGATGCTATGCAATGGCGCAAGCTGAAATCAAACACTAGCGTAAAGAACAAAATATCCACGGCCAAACCTATCGTTAAGCCTGGAGCGAAAGACACAAAACAGCTCGCCAATAGTCAAGTGAAACAAACCCGTGAAGCATTACGCAAGACGGGCAAAGCTGACTTGGCGACCAAACTTATTGAACAAATGCTATGAAAGGAATAAGAAATGGCTGCTTCTTTAACTAATACCTATACCGGCGCGGGGATTGCCGAGGACTTCCAGAATGTCATCTTTGACATTAGTCCAGAAGATACCCCGCTGCTTTCTATGTGCAAGCGCGTCAGCGCAGGCCAAACATACCACCAATGGCAGACAGATGCCTTGACACCAGCAGGTGCTAACCGCGCAATTGAAGGCGATGATGCGACCTACGCAACATTGTCTCCAACTACCGTACTCGGCAACTACATGCAGATTTCGCGCAAGACTGTGCAAATCTCTAACACTTACGACGTAGTTAAGAAATATGGTCGTAAGTCTGAAGTTGCTTATCAGTTGATGAAGGCTGGTAAAGAGCTGAAGCGTGATATGGAGTATGCAATTGTCCGTAACCAAGCATCGTCCGCAGGTGGCCCAGGTACTGCCCGTTCCTCGGCTGGTATCGAATCGTGGATTGCTGGCAACTCGGTAGAAGGCACAGGCAACACTACCGGCACTACCGTTGGCTTCTCTGGCGGTCTGGTAGCTGCACCAACAGACGGCACTCAAGTGACCTTCATCGAAGCTGACTTGAAAACTGCTTTGCAACGTGCATGGGAAGACGGCGGCGATCCTTCCGTCATCCTGATGTCCGCAACCAATAAGGCCCGCTTCGCTTCTTTTGCTGGTATCGCTACCAAGTACAACGAAGTAAAAGGCACTTCGCAAGCCACTATCACCGGCGCTGCTGATATTTACGTCAGTGACTTCGGCAATCACGTGGTTAAACTTGACCGCTTCATGCGTGACGAAGCTGTCTTGTGCCTTGATCCGGGCTATGTCTCTCTTGCAACTCTGCGTCCAATGGCGAAGGAAGAACTGGCTAAGACCGGCGATTCCAGCAAGTGGTTGCTGACTTGCGAGTATGGCCTCGTTGTTAATAACCCTGACGCCCATGCGAAGGTCAGTAGTGTAGGGCTTTGATGGCTTGTAATTGATGTAATTTAGCGTTAAGATTGCGGGGGAAGGGCAACCTTTCTCCGCTTTCCTACTTTGAGGAAACCATGCCAGTCTTTTTTGACCATGACCCGATAACCGGCGTAACTCAGACGTATGATTACGACCCGTTGACCGACACCCATGCGATTACCTCGCATCAAGACTTATCCGGCTTTCTTGAAAACATGAAAAGGCTTAGAGACAATCCAGACCATTGGAGACGCGGCGCTAAAGAGGATTTCGCGCATTACGCCACTATCCCGCCAGTGATCGAAATGGAGATGAGAAAAAAGGGGATAAACATTCACGACAGCACGCATACGAAGCGGCTATTAAATGAAATAAACACCGCATATCCATATTTGAAAGCCACTGACAAGGTGGTTAGATGAATAAAGACGAATTACAAGCCTGCCAGTTAGCAATACACGAACTGGTAGAGAAAGAAGATTTCGAAAACGCAATGCCTCTCATATACGAGGTATTAAACCAATATCCTAATGACGCCGCAACTCTACACTTCTTAGGTTATATTTGGCTGTTATCTGGCAAGGAAGCGTTTGCTTATCAACTATTCCGCAGAGCATTACAAGAGATGCCGGGCAATAAAGCAATATGGACTTCATTCGGCCGCGCTGCTCACGAGCTGGAAAAGTACGACGAAGCGTTAAAAGCTTTCATGAAGTCTGCCGAGCTTGATAATAATTACGCCCTTGCCTACTCCAATGCCTCTGCAACGCTTGTTCAACTCTCTAAATGGGATGATGCAGAAAAGTCTGCAAGGATGGCACTAGATTGCGACCCTAGAGACCTTAACGCACAACTCAACCTTGCCCACTGTTACCTTGCTCAAGGCAAGTGGCGCGAAGGCTGGTATGAGTGGCACAAATCACTTGGCGGCAAGTTCAGAAAGCACATCACCTACAATGATGAGCCTGAATGGAAGGGCGATGGTGACAAGACTATTGTGATCTACGGTGAGCAGGGTTTGGGGGATGAAATCTTTTATGCCTCTTGTTTGAATGACGCGATTGATATATCAAAAAAGGTATATGTAGACTGCGACCCGAAGCTGGAAGGCTTGTTTAGACGCAGCTTTCCTAAAGCCGAAGTGTACGGCACTCGCAGATTAGATTCACCCTGGGCCGCTGGAATCAACTTTGATGCAGGCTGCCCGATTGGTGGCCTGCCTGAGTTTTTCCGTAACGATGATAAGGACTTCAACGGTAAACCTTTCCTTGTTGCTGACCCTGAAAGAGTGTTGATGTGGAAGGCGCTGTTCCAATCATGGGGCAAGCCGGTAATAGGCATTACGACACATGGCGGTTCAAGAATGACGAACGCCAAAGGGCGCAAGCTGAATGAGTTTGACTTGCAGCCACTATTGAAGCTGAAAAATTATGAATTTGTATCTTTGGATTACAAGCCAGAACACCGAATTGATGGCGTTCATTATTTCCCTTTCGCTGCTCAATCTGCTGACTATGACGATACGGCTGCACTGATTGCCGCATGTGATAAGGTAATAGGGGTAACGACTACCGCGATTCATTGCGCCGCTGCATTAGGCGTGCCAACATGGGCCTTTATTCCTGACTATCACCAATGGCGATATGCGCGGCCTAGCATGCTATGGTATCGGTCGATGCGCCTGATTGACCAGAAAGAGAGAGATTGGCGCGAAGTTGTTGAGTATGTTGCAAAGCAGTTATGAAGCAGGCAATAGCAGATAAACTTAACAAGCGCACCTCGTATGAGTGGGAATATTTCATGAAAACCTACGGGAATTCATGGGATGAACTCTCAGAAGAAGGCAAGCAAAAGGCTATAGAACTGGCAGAAAAACAAGGCGAAAGGTCAGCAAAAGAACTATATGGGAATGGGTGATTGGATAATTGCCTCCGCTGAAGTGCGTGAAGCCAACGAGCGTACAGGCAAGCTGGTAAAATTAGGCAACGGTACAACAATGTATCGTGACAAGAACATATTTGCTCACAATCCGCGTATGGCTGACGCAGAGGATGAGGATGTTGTCTGGGTGAAGAACTATCCCGGCAGGCGTCCTTATCTTGCTGGCAATGATGGAAAACATTTAATCTTTAACAAGACATTTAAGCCGGAGCCGGGTGAGATATTCCTCACATCTGCCGAACGTGATTGGGCGCGTAAACGGATTAAAGGCGATTACATCGTCGTTGAGCCGCACGTTAATAAAAAGTATATACATACCGTCAATAAGTCGTGGCCTTACTTTGACGAACTATTAAAGACTAACCTTCCTTGGGTGCAGGTTGGTGACGTAAACACTAAAGCCAAAACACGCAAGATTGATACCGCAACATTCCGCGAAGCATTATGCGTGCTTGCTGGTGCTAAACTATACGTTGGCACTGACGGCGGGCTACATCATGCTGCCGCAGCACTAGGTATCCCTGCTGTAGTTATCTGGACAGGCTTCACCAGCCCTAGACACTTAGGCTACGACATGCACGTCAACATCCACGATGGCGGTGAACCTTGCGGCACTTACTACAAGGTCTGTGAGCATTGCAAAAACATAGCCAGAAACATATCGCCAGAACAAGTGCTAGAGGCCATACAAGGTGAAATCAATCGAATTGATACTATCAGGCGTGGAGCGTAGAGATAATTGCTTAAAACGCTTTGCAGAGGCTTCAGGCGGGAAACTGGTAAAGAATTGGGATGGTGATTCGATTCCGGTAGTGGTTGGAAATTTACACGGCGCGGATGATATACAGATCGAATGCAGGAAGCGCGGTCATCCGTATATCTTAATCGACCACGGCTACTTCAACCGCGACATTAACCTTTCATGGGCTAGATTCTGCGTCAATAACTATCATTGCACCGATTTTAGGGATAGCGACCGAAATATCCCGAAGGTCAAAGAGTGGAAACAAGGCGAAAATATCATAGTTATTCCGCCTGCTGACAAGATAGCGAAGATTTACGGTGCTTATAATTGGGCTGAAGTCACAATTCGTAACGTCAGGCGTTACACTGACAGAAAAATCATTGTTAAGCACAAAAACGAAGGCAATTTAGGAGATAGTCTCCGTAATGCACATTGTTTAGTGAGTTTTGGCAGCGTTTCAGAGGTTGAAGCAATGATAAGCGGCGTTCCGGTCATTGTTTCTGAGCATAGCCCTGCAATTCCCGTATCAAATCGTATAGAAAACATCGAAAACCTAGTCTATCCAGACCGTATCCGCTGGTTACGCTCTCTTGCTGCCGCCGAATGGCACAAGGACGAAATGGATAAATGCTGGCAACGTATAAGAGGGCAGTTAAATGGCACTAATCGCAACCTATAGCGCATTGCAAACGACAATAGCGAGTTACTTGGCCAGGACAGACCTGACTTCGCAGATTCAGGATATTTTTATCCCGTTTGCCGAGAACCGTCTACGCCGTGAGCTTCGCACCAATGAAATGTTGGACTATGTGACGCTTTCGTTGACCGCAAACGTAGCCACGCTACCATCCGACTTTCTGGAAGTTCGAGAGATTCATTTTGACAGCAATCCGGTCGACGATATTCAATATCAATCGCCTGATATGTTCTTTCGTAATCGCGTGACTAAAACTAGCGGCTATGTCAGTTTTTTCACGATACTAGGCAATGAGATTCACTTCGCGCCTACGCCGAACGTGACTAGCGACCTGAAAATGCTTTATTACAAGAAGCCTGCTTACTTGTCGGATAGTAACACCTCTAACGTATTCCTTGCCAACTATCCTGATGCGCTCTTGTATGCAGCATTGGCAGAGGCCGAGACTTACCTGATGAATGACGCGCGGGTGCAGACTTGGGCGAATATGTACGATAGATCGGTGCAAAACATCTATACAAGCGATCGAGGCAAAAATACCCCTAACACTTCTATTGCTGTGGTGGCTCGATAATGCTGATTAACCTTGACATGGCTGAATGGCTGCCTGACCGTCCGGGGATGGTTGGCGCATTGACCGAAGCAAAGAACGTTTATCCGGTTGCCGCCGGTTATGCGCCGTTTCCGTCTGCGGTTATCCTGAGTGATGCAGCGAGCGAAAACTTAATTACCTGCTTTGCTGGTAGAACATCTGGCGCAACTACGCTATTTGCCGGTGGTGCTAGTAAACTATTCAAATATGACGCCGCCGACCTTGACCTTGATGACGTGTCTCAGATGGATGGATATACCGCAACATCATGGGATTTCACGCAGTTCGGTAAAGTGGTGGTCGCTGCAAATGGCACTGACAAGCTGCAAGGCTGGACACTCGGAACGTCTACCGAATTTGCTGACCTTGACGCAGCGGCTCCGACTGCGAAGTATGTCACAGTGGTTAGAGACTTCCTTGTGGCTGCCAATGATTCCACTGACCCTAACAAGGTTTACTGGTCTGACATTAACGACGAAACAGATTGGACAGCCGGAGCTGCATCTCAATCCGATACGCAGATTATCGCTGATGGTGGAGATATTAAAGGGTTAACTGGTGGTGAAATAGGCATTGTCTTGCTGGAACGCTCAATCGTGCGAATGACTTATATAGGTTCGCCGTTGTTCTTCCAGTTTGACAATATCTCTCGCGGAGTTGGATGTTTTGCTTCCGGCTCGGTAGCTCAATACAAGGGCGTGACTTACTTCTTATCGGATAATGGTTTTTATCAGACAGATGGGCAATCCGTTCAGCCGATTGGTGCAGAAAAGGTTGACAGATTCTTTTTTGATGACGTATCCGGCAACAGGATTGATGAAATGTCGGCGGCAGTTGACCCGATTAAAAAGCTGGTTATCTGGAACTATTTTGCTACAGATGGCAGTCCTGCACAGTTGATTTACTCAATTGACTTGAATAAATGGACATACGCGAGGGCAAATGTTGACGGCATCGCAGAATTGGCGACTGCTGGCGTTACATTGGAAGGACTGGACGCTTATGGCACTGTTGACACTATTGATCGTTCTTTTGATAGTCGCGTGTGGAGTGGAGGCGATTTGCTTCTGGCTGGAGTAAGGGGAGATAAAATCGTCACTTTGGACGGCCCGAATCTTACAGCTAGTATTATCACCGGAGACGTACAGCTAACAGGACAGCGCAGCGTAGCGATTTACGGCAGGCCATATATTGATAACGGCTCCGCAAGCATATCCGTAGCGTCAAGGGATGTCTTAAATGCTTCAATCGTATTCGGTACGGCTACAACCGCCAACAGCGAAGGCCGAGTGCCTATGCGCTCAGGCGGAAGGTTCCACAGGTTTAAGTTGATTCCTTCCGGCGATTGGCATACTGCCGTTGCTCTGGATGTTGACCTCGCTCCACAGGGGATAAGATGAGCGTACAGTTTAGAACCCTTCCGCCCACTGGCGGTACTCAACGAGAAATATCCGAAGTCGTCAGACAGTTGATGAATGGCAAGAGTAACAATACCGGAACGGTTACTTTAAATGATGGAAGTGCTACAACCACAACTATTTACAACGAGCGAATCGGCTATAACTCAACGATTCTATTGATGCCAGCTACCGCCAATGCAGCAAGTGATTTAGAAGGAATCTTTATAGATACTTTCGCGCAAGGCTCGGCTGTGATTAACCATTCTGCCAATACTGACGCAGATAAAACATTTCGATACATTATCGTCGGATGACGCCTCGATACATTTACCCTAATCAGCTCCGCGAAGTCTGGGAGTTTGTTAAACACGGCCTTGAGAAAGTGCGGGCTAAAGGCCACGATAGCTGGATAGTTGAGGACATTTACTGCGACTGCTTCACGCAAAAATCAATGTTATGGGTAGTTGCTAATGATAACGGCGATGACTACGGTTTCATGGTACTACAGCCAATGGGTACGGGTTTGCACGTATGGGCTGCATGGCTCGATTCCAACGACCCTGAAGATATTATTCGCGGGTTCAACGAAGTCAAGAAAATAGCACTACAAGGTGGATGCAAGAAAGTTTCTTTCACATCCGTAAGAAGGGGCTGGGAACGCCTCGCTAAGAAAATGGGCTGCAAGCCATCAACATGGGAATGTGAATTATGATTAGCTTAAAATGGGTTTATCAATTAGTCGATACCTTTACCTTTTATGGCGGCGGCGGTTCTAGCGGCGGATCGTCTAAAACGACCACCGGCATCGACCCAATGCTTAAACCATATATCACCTATGGCCTGAATGAAGCTCAAGGGCTTTATCAATCCGATACGCCTCAGTATTACGGCGGGCAGACTTATG